ACACATATTTTCGAAGCTGATATGACCGCAGAGCAGATCGAAGCATATCGTGCTGGCTACGCTTACAATGAATGGATGGGCGACAAGAAAGATTGGAGATAATTATGACATACGAAAAAGATTCTTTTGACCGAGAAGACTATCTCACTGAAGAAGACTGGGAAGAACTTGCTTCTGAACATCTTGCTGAAATGATTGCTGAACGTCGCATAACTTTAACAGAGGATGAAAAATGGCTTTTATAACAAACTCTGAACTGAAGAAAGCCTGGCAAGAATTTATTCAAGATTGGGAAAATAAACCAGAAAAGGATATTCGTGAAAAACTCAAAGAAACTGAATACAAAATCAACAAAGAAGGAAAAGTCGTCAGTGATTTCAGCAAGCCCCGTCTTATTACTTCAATGGAAAAAGATGCTAATCCCACTGTCATGCGTCGAGTGAATTCAGATGGTAAAATTATCTTTACACCAGTCAGTCAACTTGCGATCAAGCTAATGTATAAGATTGGTGATAAGACAAAAGGTAAAGGCCATGGTGGTGAAAAGTCTTTCTTCACACCTCAAGAAGCCAAAAAGAGCAAAGTTGTGGTTGTTGATCAAAACTACATGATTATTCCAAACCCCTATCAATGAGGAAATATGACAAGAAAAGAAAAAAGACGTGCCTATAAACGAAAAATCGTAATTGCTCGAAAAGAAGCCAGTGTAGCAAAAATGATTAAAAAGGCCATCGAAAATAAAGAACCAACCGAAGTGATTGATCGAAAAGAAATCAATCTTCGTTCATACTATAATCTATAAATAAAAGATGACTCACGTATTACATATAACACGGGCATTGCTTAGATATAGCGGCATTCCCTACGTGGGTCGTCTTCTTTCAATAAGGAATCGTAAAATGCTTAGAAGTTTATTCATGATGGCAATTGGAGCTTTTCTCGCCATCGCATTTGTTGACCCTGTATTATTTGATGAAGTTCGTGATCAAGTCAAAGAAGTTTCAGCCGGCCTTTTCACAATCGCAAAAGAAGAACTTGATGATAAATTAGCCGAGTGATAATCGGAATGGATTGTGAGCATTCTCAACTGGGCGATTAATGATAATACTTTGATTTGTTTGATTGAGTTGAGAATTATCCACTTGACTGATTACAGGAGGCATCACTACTTGATTTCTTGAATTTTCAATACTCTCCTTCGCTTGTATCCTCTGTTCAATCTTCTGAGTACTTTCAATAAACTTCTGCATTCGCAATTCATTATTCATTGATAAAAGTTCATTGTTTCGACTTGCTGTTTGGTCTCGAATCTCCATCATCTTTGTGACTGTCTGCAGAACTCTTTCTTCCAAATCATTCATTGGTATCACAACTTCAGGATTGTTTTCAATACCTTTATAATCACCAACAACAATCTCTTCAAGTTGTGTAACAACTCTTCCTTCTGCTCCTGCTTTAGCCTTTACCGCCTCTTTACCACCTTGCCGAGCAGCAACTGATGGTACGGCGGATTGTTGATAGATAACACCACCATCCCATCGAACATCTCCACCATTCGCAATTACATCAACAACTCTACCGGCTCGTTCAGGTGTTTGTTCATTATGCCATACTGAATTTGCCATTTCTCTTGCGGCAGTTTGCCAACGATATCCTTTTAGATTCCAATCTTGCTCTTCGACAGCCGATTTTATCAAAGGCCAAGTTTTCTTAAACTTATCCATGCCGTGTTCACCTAATTGATAAATGGTGGACATCAAAACCATTTTACGAGCAGGATTTTGAATTTGATCAAAGATTGCTTTCTTTTCTGGATCTTTCATAAATTGATCAAATTCACGATTAAAACTATCACGAAGTAATTGTTCAGCTTCAGCTTCTGACTTCAACTGATGAGGATAAACCATTTCACCATTTGAATTTTCATATCCAGGTTTCACTTTCACCCATTCATTTCCTTCTTTGATGAAGTTTGAACCATAACCAAGTTGCATCATTTTTGATCCATCATCTTTCCAATACTTAGCAGGATCTTGAATTGGTGTAAGAGCGGCTGATTTTGAACCCATCTCTTCTCTTCGGATCAATTCAAGAGCATATGTCTTCACTTGTTCATCTGAAAGATTTGCTACAACAGCATCAGGTTTAATTTCTTGAATTGAAGTTTGGTCTTGTCTGCCTCCATCTTTTGATTTCGCTGGATCTACAGAAATACTTCTTTCATTTGCTTTAGAATTTATTCTTTGTCGTGGTTCTGGTTGTGCATCTGGACCACCAAGTGTTTCACCTGATATAATATTGGTCATTGATTCTGACCTGTCTTGTGTACCTAAGCCAATATTTTCTTGAACAGTTGCTGCCATATCTGCTTCAATTTGATTCATACGAAGACGTGTATCTTTTTTCTTTTGTAAAAGTTCAGCTTCAATTCTCTCAACTGTTGCTTTGGCTTTTGCCATTTCTTCATCATCAAAAAATGAACCAAATAAAGGAATTTTATTCAGTAAACTTCCTTTCTCTTCAATAGTCTCTTGAGCAGTTTGATATTCCTTTCGTGTGCTTTCTTCAAGCAATGGAGATGTAGATGCATCTTGAACAAGGTCTTGCTGTAATCTTCGAAGTCTATTTTCACTGAGTACATTACGTTTTTGATTTGCAGCAATTCGTTGTTCTTGAGGAGTTACTGTTACTTCAATATTATCTTTACCATATAACAAACCGTCTTTTTGAATTTCTACAGTTTCACCTTCTTTACCATAGATGACTTTATCAAGTTGATTGACACTATCTTGAGTGTTTACATCAGCACTCAAATTCCTTGAATCTTCACGAAAATTTTTTCTTGCCTCATCATATTCTTTGATTGCTTCGTTATATTGTTGTTCAAGTTCTCTTAATTTTTCTCTGCTATCTGGTGTGGATCCTTGAGCATTTATATTTCTTTGCTCTTTTACCTTTTCGAAAAGTTCATTCCTTTTTGTTTCGGCCGCCTGTAATCTATCATTTGAATTTTCAACATTTTCAAGTGAATTTGTCAACTCAGTTTTGGAAGTAGGATCACTTGTTTCATCGATCACTCTCAATGTTTTTTCACGAACATCATCGATTGTTTTTCCGGTCAGAATTGCCATCAGTTTTTTCCAACCTTCGGCAAAATCATCACCAATTTCACTCATTGTTTCTGCTATTTTTTCACCACCAATATAACCTGTAATCGCACCAATTACACCACCAAGAATCAATCCGATAATTGCTCCCATAGGTCCGAATAAAGCACCTGCTTTAAAACCAAGATAAGCTCCTGTGATACCCCGTAAAGCTGCACTGTATACACCTCCAGAACCTCCTAAAATTGAACCAAAAATCTTTGCTATTGGTCCCGCTTTCCAATCATCTGAATTTTTAAAATATGTCATGAATGAATCAAAAACTGTTCCAAGAATTGCTGCGCCAATCACAGCGGCTAAACCTAATTTAGCAATCGCCGCACCAATACCTAAACCAGCACCAAGAAGAGTACCTGCTTTTGCCATCAAAGCACCGATACCGGCAGCACCAAGACCTCCACCTATTAAACTCGCAAGCCAATTACCAGCTTTAAAAATCAGAAACGCATCAAGTAACTTTCTTAGAAGACCTTTTTCTTCTTTCTTTTCGTCTTTATCACCATCTAACTTGAGAAGAATTTTTGGTAAGTATTCAAGAAGATTGATGATTTTCTTTTGATTACGATTATCTTTTTGTTCAGATTCTAATTCACTTTGAGTTTGTTCACGATTTTGACTATAATTTGTAGGTTGACCACGAAAGGCATTTATACCATCTGCTAAACGAGAACCAAACTTTATAAAAGAATTTTCACGAAAACGATTCAAAAGTCGATCACGACCTTCTCTCATTGTGTCGCCGGCTATACGACCAAGTGATAGATTTTGAACAGCATATGTATTTCTTTGTGGAACAACAGCAGGTTGTTGTCCGGTAGAACCTATTACTTGATTACCTTCAAGCCGAGACCTTTGCATTGCTTGATAAGAATCTGACTTACGAAACAGACCAATGTTTTCTTTGAGAACATCGGCAAATTTATTCATTGTTTCAACAGTTTCTTCAACCTTCTTTTTGTTTATATTCGTATCATGATCTTTAAGTTCTTCAGTTTGTTTCTCAATTTCTTTACTGAAAAGTTTTGGTAATTCACTTACGACTTGTTTTAAAGATAAGTCAATTCCTTTCAAAGAAGTTGAATCATGATTTACATCAACAGTTACTTTTGAATCTGTAAGTAATGGTAAAGCCATATTAGCCTGCGTTTCTTCGTTGCTGTTCTTCTAAATGTTTCTTTTCAAGATATCCATTAAGTAAGTCTACATAAATCGCACGTTCATAAGGATACATTTGATTTAATTCTGTCAAGGAAAAATGATGATGATACATCAAATCAAAATTCAAAGTGTAATGATTCATTAAAGAATCGTTACTCATGGCGATAAAAAAAAATTTTGAAATCCTTGTATTGTAACACTCTCTTTACATTCACATCCAGTACAGATATAATTGATTTCATGTTTCAATACGGGCATTGTTTCAAAAAATTCTTGAATCATAGCAATTTGTTTTTGATTCATACTCATTACAAACTCAATCAATTCTTTTTCACTACAGTCTTCTGCTGGATAAGTATCATTCTCATCAAAAATAAGTTCAATTGAATTTGCAATTACTTTCACAAAAGAATCAAAATCATTAAGGTCGCCAAATGCTAAAGCTTCCATACTTGGATACTTCATCACTACACCAACATTATCATCTAATTGAAAACGATTGGTGTGTTTCTTTGATTTTTCAACCTTGATTGATTCAATATTAATCTTTACATTCTCTTTATGGTCGCAAGGTTGTTCTTTTGAATTGACACCATTTGGATGACGAACAATCAATTCAATTTCTTCACCTGTTGACTTTGCCCGAATGTTGAGAAAGAAGTATTCAATATCAAAAGTCGGAAGTTTAGTTACATCAATTTCAGTTTGAATGCAATTATTAATGATTTGTCTCATTGCATTCAAAACATCATCTGGTGATGTCGATTCTTGAGCCGTCAGTAAAATCTTTTCTTCTTCAACTGTGAACGGCCGATAAGTAATTTCTTTATCATTTGAAGGTAATGTCAAACGATATGTAATTCGATTCAATTTTGGTAAAAGCATTATTTCCTTTCATAATTGTTTTTCTCGATTTTCTTCGATGATTGCACGAGTGACAACAAGCACACGATTTCTTTCATCAGGACCAAGTTCTTCATATCTTTTAAGATAAGACATAAGTTGTAATTGATCTGTTGGAACATCCAGATTCGAAGCATATCCCGCTGCAGCTTGACTCTCTCGTAATTGCTGTGCTAAAGATTTACCAGCAATTCTGAATCTTTCTTCTTCTGTTGTAACTGGAGTATGTACAGTTGTTTCATGATTTGTGTGTTGTTTTGCTGCTTGAAAATTATAATAAGCATTGACACCAACTTCTTCAGGTTTAAATCCTTCTTCTAAACTAGTACGATAAACACGATTTTCATCAATCTGTTCTTGATGTAATACAGAAGCAAATGTGTGTAGATCTTGGCTTGTCATTTTTCCATCATCAGCAGCATCCATAATTGCTTGTTCTCTTCCAGTATACTGTGGATTTCCTCCTTTGTCGATTCGATCTTGTCTTTGTTGTTCAACCATGTCACGCCAAAAATTACGTGTTGGTGAGTTAAGTTCTTGTCGATAATTTTCTCGTATCTCTTCAATTTTTTTCATTTGAGCCGCATCTTTTGCGTCTTGAATTTGTTGACCGTGTTCACCCGCACGATTGAGCATTGAAATTGCGTGATTTGCGTTAATATTATTCACAACATCATTGAGAGCATTCGTTGCTTGATTCACACTAAGAGTCTGCATATTTGCTTGGTCTTCTGTTAACTCACGTTCTCTTTCTCGAAAATGAACAAATAATTCTTGGTCAAAACCTCTTCCTCTCATCGCATCCGTGATTGCTCTTGGATTTTCATATAAATTCGTACCATGAGGAATTGATAAACCATATTGGTCATTGACTATATCAAGCAGAATATTTGTTTCTCTTTCATTTAAAGGTACTGTTCCTTCTCCAACAGCAAGGCGATTAATCAAAGCAGCTTTAACTTTTTGTGTTTCTGTTTGAGGATTGTCTACATCAAACTTATTCATTTCTTCAGGAAGAGTGTGCAATACATCCTCTGGCGAATAGTTGCGATCCTCATTTAATAAAAGGTCTTGAAGTTTATCACTCACCTCACTATTTTCTAGTTGAACATGTGCCATGTTTCGTAAATGTTGTTCTTCAGCCCATTCTGCTTTTTGTGTAGCAAAGTCACGAATGTCTGGGCCGCCCTCGTCATATAATGTTTTAGCGTATTGTTCTAATACTTGTGGATTTGGATCATTTACAATTGATGCGGGAACTGGATGCATGCCATCAGCTTTTGAAGGAGCCATAATTGTTTCAGGACCCACATTACTTCTTGAGTTACCGTATCCAGCAAGTTCATTGATTGCTTCGTTATATAGTTCAAGTTCTGTTTTCTTTTCTGGATTTGGTTTTGTGATCACATGATTTACACCAGGGCCTGGACTTACTATAATCTCATCTGGTAATGAATCATTATCTTCTTTTAGACGGTCATATATTTCCTCAAAAGTTTGATGTTTACGGTCAGGATTACCGGTCGGTGTCATACCTGCAGGTAAAGTACGATTGAATTGATCAATCACATCTTGATTTGTAATATTATCTGCCATATATCTTGAGAAAGATTCCATATCAAAATTTCCTTCATCATCAGTAAATTCGCCACGGTCAGGAACATCTACAACTCCTAAACTTATTTTTGCTCTTCTTTCTGCAAATTCTTCGTCAGTCTCACCAGGATATCTTCGATGGTCATAATTAGGATTTTCAATCGCATAACCATTTTCATCAGTAATGTATAGAGATGTTTCTTGATTTCTTTCTATATCTTCTAATTGACTTTCAATTTCTTCTTGAAGTGTCTCGGAATCAATAGTTAATTTTTCTCTTGTATATTCAAACCATTGTTCAATTGCCTCATTACGAATTTCTTGTTCTGACTGCCATTCTGGATTTTGTGACCAACGCATTGAATCTTCATCATATACCCATTTAGGAGGATTTCGACTCTCAATAGTTGTGATAATATTATCTAGTTCAGCTTCATTGATCGCATTAAAATTATCACCTCTTACTCTTCGAAAATCTTCTGCTGTTGGGGATTCCATAGTAGGGTGGTCAAAATAATCAAATGATGCCGCTTTATAAAAGTCATCTCTTTGTTTATAATAATCTTCAACATTGAACATTTTCGAATCGGTAGAAGTATCTGCTCCTTGAGCGCCAAAATTCAGGCTAGGATCTTTTGTAGGATCATAAAAAGGAGCTTCTGGTTGTGGTTTGTTCACAAAAGGAAGATTATATCGTTCTTCAAGCTGATTAATATTGGCAAAACGAGGATCAATCGGAACACTCAAATCAATCTTATTTCGTTTAGGATTCTCGTAATCAATTTTTTCATAAGTGAATCCAACTGTGATTTTAGTTCTCTCGTTGGCCGCTTCATGTTTGAATTCAATTGCGGTCACACTTTTAGGATAACAATTTCCTAATGATACTTTATAGTTAACAAATCCTTTAGTAGTATCAGCGATCATATTATCAAAATTTGAATTCTTCGAGAAGTCAACTCCCACATTATTCAATTGATAGATATCAATATCTGTAACGTATTGATCATGAAAAGAAAAATAGCCTGTATTTTTGCTATGAATTTGATTCATCCAATTCATAAAGAAATCATATAGGTAGTAATCTTTATCAACAATCATGGTGATTGCTATATCACCATCACCGTAATTTGTTCCGATTGGAGCTTCGAACTTAAAACCGTTCGCATACACATGAGGATCTGTATTGATTCCTCTCATTGGTATTGTGATATTTTCAGAATAAAAGTAAATATTCTTTAAAGCTTGCGAGGCGCCAGGTAAATCTGCAGTTGTTAAGTCCCAAGCTTTCTTAACTAAATTAGTACGGTCACTTGATTCATTTCTTATTTTAGGCAAATCAAAATAAAACTTTGAGAGTTGATTGACTCCACTAATTTTATTTCTTAAATTCTGTATAGTAAAAGGTGTAGTTTCAGTTCCATATTCCCAAGGAGCTGGAGTTCCTACAGCTCCAGTTTTTTCATATCGATCTTTTAGTTGATTTTGAGCTGCATAATACCTTTGGTCATTTAGTGATTGAACTGCCATTACCTTATTCTCCTACGAAACCCTGTTTGTCTTGCCTTGCGTAAAGAGTCTGACCAAACTGCTCCAGAACTTCTCTTTTGAAAACTTTCGAGTGGTAAAAAGATTGTGCGAATCCATTCTTCTGGTGGAATCTCAATCATTTGACCACGAACATTTGAAATCAAATATCTTTTGATACAGGGCATCACTTCACGATATTGTGATGCTGCTTGTAGAGTACGGTATTGTAAATCCAAATGACTACCATAAGAAGTTTTACGCATCATATTATCCAACAATCGTGTCAGAAGAGTAGCCCTTGCACGAAGAGGTAGATAATGTAAGTTGATGCCAAGAAAACCATTATTGTACATAGACAATACAAAAGCAACAGGAAACGCATCATAGTATGGTAATGTCCTCTTGTATTTTGGATCATAGAACCAGCAGTATAAAGAACCTGGTCGTATTTGAGATCCACGAAAAATGCGATATTCTTTATTTTGATGATAGAAACTGTTCGGTCTTTCACGAACTCCCATCACTCGCATTGTGGGATATAATACCTGATTGATCTTCTCACGAAACCATTTCTTTGTGTCACTCAGATTTGTTTTCGTTCGACTGTCACTTTTTATAATATCATTTGTTTGCTGGTCAATTGACCTTAGATCTTTTTGTTCCTCTGGTTGTTCCTCACCCTCAGTTTCTTCGACATCATTCTCGTCTTCATTCAGTAATATCACATAAGTCCTAATAAAAATGGTTTACCTTCATTCTTTCCTAATCGTTCAAAACGAAAACCCATCAACATGTTTGCTATTTCTTCACTTTCTGTTGAACAATAAATGGTAGCGCCACGTCCAGAACGAATGCCTAACAAACGATTTAACAAATGATGCGGTAAAAGCTTACCTCGTTCTTCTTCAGCAACTTCAATATTACCTAATTCAAAAATAAATTCATCTGATAATTCTGATATGCCAGCTTTTTCGAAGGCTTCTTTTTTTGTATCGGGATCAGCTTTTTTAAGTGTGACCATCGCAGATGTTCTTTTTGATTCCTTATTGACACAAATAGCAATTGCTGCCAAGTTTGTCAATTCTTTTCGCACTTCATCTTGTGATTTTGTTTTACGATTATTTTTCACCACAAGTTCTACCGCTTGATTCATGTTCTCAAGCGGCACAATTTTGCGAGGATCACCAACATAGGTATTGTATTTCACTTCAACGTTCATTCGTTGATTAGCATTTTCTAAAAAGATTTCAGATAAGTTCATTAGAATGTACCACAGTCAAGAATTGTATCTTCAATTGTTCCGTTCTGAATCAATGTGTCATAAATCTCTGAACTATTTATGGTCGCATTGTTAGCAGTCATTGTATGTGTTGTCATATTATTGGCAACCGAATCAACAATCTCTGCTTGTTCAAAGTATGATTGATAGATTTCATAATCATTCATGATACCAGTTGTCAAATCAACATTTGTTCCAGTGATGTTGTTTGCGGTTCCATCATTGAATTCAGTGATTTGAAGTCCATCAAATGTCACATTGCGAATCACACCACCATCAATTGTCACATTGTTGGCTGTGAAGAAGTTCGCATATGAATTTGCGATGTGTGATTCGAAGATTTGATAATCTTGCATTGAACCATTCGCAATCATTGTGTTTGCGATGTAGGAACTTTCAATTGTCACATTGTTGGCATTTGAATTCCAAATTTCAAATTCAGAAATCACTGCTTCGCCATTACCAGTCAAGGTAATACCATTGATGAGTGCGCCATTCAGAACAGCACTGTTCAAAATCGCATTGTCAATGACCATGTTATTCGAATATGTGTTCGCAAGTTCACTGTTAGTCAGTCTTGTGCGATCAAGGTCAATGTTTTCAACTGTGAAGTTGTTCGCAACTGCTCTTTCGAGTCTTACATCATAAAGTGTGAAGTTATTTGCGACACCGTTGTTTGCTACAACATTGTTCAGATTCACAACATTTGCGGTCAGATTCGTCACATTTGCAGATGTGATTGTTGTGTTGTCCATTGTTGTGTCAAACATCTCTGTATCATAAGCAGTGAAGTCATACATGGTTCCAACATGAAGTGTTGAACTGTTCGCACCAAATGTGTTCACATGTCCATTTGATGTGATTGTATCCCACAGAGTTGCTGTTCGTATTTCACCATTGTGAACTACGGGTCTGTGTAATGTTGGATCATGTAGATGTGTATCATGTATTGTTCCGAGATGAATTGTCACATCTGACATGTTCACATCATTTGCGGTCAACTCAACAATTGAAACATTTGACAATTTTGAATCTTCAATTGTTAATTGAATTGCGTTTGAATTTTCAATGATTGAATTTTCAAGTAAAGAGTCATTTGCAGTCATGGACTCAATTGTTGGGTCATTCAATGTCGCATTGTTACTTGTCAAGTTGTTCGCAACTGCATCCGTGATCACTACATTCTCAATTGTTGCCAACTTGATGAGAGCATTATTTGCGGTGAAGTTTTCAGCGGTCGCATTTGTCAGAATTGCATTGTTTGACAACAAGTTTTCGGCTTCTGAATCATTGACAATTTGTGTCTCATGAATGCGTGAATTGTAGATGTCGAAGTCATACAAAGCACCATGATTCATTGTCACATTATTGGCACTGAAGACATTTGCTGTTGTGTTTGACATTTCTCCATCATGATATGTGGAGAAACGAATTGTCAGATTGTTTGCGAATCCATTTTCAATATCACTGTTCAGAATTGAACCACCTTCAATTGAAGCGGCATTGTTTGTGAATACACCAGTGATTGTCAGGTTGTTCACAACAACATCAGACAATGTTGAATTCGCAACATGGCTTTGAGTGATTGTCAGATTGTTTGCTGTGGAGCTTTCAATCAAACCACCAGTCACATTTGAACTTCCAATTTCTGCTGAAGTGATTGTTGTTCCTGTCAAGGTGTCAATTTCAACTGTTGTGTTGGTCAATGTGACAGAATCAAGAGTTGAATTGGTGATGTAAACATTTGCTACATTTGAATTCCAAATTTCAAATTCAGAAATGACAGCATCACCATGTCCTGTGATTGTCATACCATTGACTAAGGCACCGTTCAGAACAGGTCCATTCAAAATCGCACTGTCAATCACCATGCCATTTGCGTAGGTGTTTGAAAGTTCTACATGCTCAAAAACTGTATGAGTGATATGTGAATTCGAAATGTTGACAACATCAAAGTTTGATTGATAAAGGTCAAAGCCATTCAATTGACCAAAGTTGAATGTTGTATTATTCGCAATTGTGTTTTCAAGGATTGAATTTGCAACATAGAAATTCTCAATTGAACCATTTGTCAATATTGAATTTTCAAACGTTGAATTGTTTGTCACAAGTGCGTTAGCAGTTCCACCTTCCAAATCCGCAAGATTCAAGGTCGCATTGTTTGCGGTCATATTGAAAGAGAACGAATTGTTAATTTCTGCAACTTCGAAGGTTGAATGAGTCAATGTGACGTTGTTTCCAATCGAATCATTCATCGCAACATCAGTGAATACTGATTGAACAATTGAAAGATTACTCGCACTCGAATCAATGATATTTGAATTGATGACTGTTGAATTATTGGCGGTCAGATTGTTTGCTGTTGAATCCAGAATCTCTGAAGTCTTCATCACATTGTTTGCGATCTCAGAAGATTCAATCACTGAATCGATGACAACACTGTTCTTCACAGTTGAATTGTTTGCAGTCAGATTGTTTGCTTGTGAATTCTTCACTTCAACTGAATCAAGAGTTGACAACATGATTGTCGAGTTTTCAACAAACAGATTATTGGCTGCTGAATTTTCAATATCAGATTCTTCAATGAGTGAATTATTGACAGTCAGATTGTTTGCTGTTGAATCGAGAATTGTTCCAGTGTTCAATGTTGCATTGTTACTAATCAAATTCGTAGCAATACCATCCAGAATTGTCGCAAAAGAAATGGTCGCATTTGCGCTGGTCAGATTTTCAGCAGTTGCGTTTGTCAGAATCGCATTGTTTGAAACTAAATTCTCTGCTGTTGAATCTTGAACAATCTGTGTTTCATGAATTCTTGAATTATAGATGTCGAAGTCATACAATGAACCATGATTCAATGTCATATTGTTTGCGGTTGAACGCTGAATGAATCCATCTTGGAATGTACAGAAGTTCAACTCAGCATTGTTCGATGTCAAATTGTTTGCGAAGCCGTTTTTGATGGTGATACCGATGAGCAAGCCGCCATCGTAGAAGTATTCTTCACCCAAGACACCTGTCTCAGAAGTGCTTCCAGAAGTGCCAGAACCGCTGCCACCGGTCAATTCACCACCCGTTGATGTCACAGCATCATTGATGAGGAAACCAGTGATTCGCACATTATTCAACTCAATGTTATTGAAGGTGGAGCCATCAATGACTGAGTTTGTGATCAAAATGTTGTTCGCATTTCCAGTCTCAATGTCCACTTGCTCATATCGTGAATTGGTCACAGTGACATTGTTTGCTACACTCTCTTCAATCAGTGAGTTGGTCATGGTCACATCATTTGCGGTGCTGTTCTCAATGTGAGATGTTTTCATGGTTGAAGCAGTGACCATGGAAGAATTCACATTTGAATTTTCCATGGTGAAATCTGTGACCCAACCACCGACACCTTGAATCTGACCACCATTGATGATTGGCGCATTGATGTAAGGTCGGTTGATAACCGCATTATCCATCACAAAGTTGTTCGCATATGAATCGTAGAATTCATAATTTGTGATTGTTCCGAGTCCAACAAAGTTCACATTAAAGAAGGTTGCTCTTCGGATTTCACTATCAAGAATCACACTGTTTGCAATCACGCCAGTTTCATATTGTGAATTTGTAATGTAAAGATTGTTTGCAGAACTATCTTGAT